GAGGTTTTAATTCACCACCAAACGACTCAAGAAGGCATTGAAATGGATCAAGAAGGCACAAGAAGGCTCACATTGGTTCAAGGTGGCTTAGATCGGCCTACAGGGCTTGTAGAACCCATCGTAGACAAGCTCTATGGCAGCGCAACGCCTAGAATTCACACAAAGCTGCGCTCAGACCTGCCTACGCGTGGCCAAGAGCTTATCGATTTCTCAAATTCGATCGGATTTCCGCTTTTGCCGTGGCAAGAATGGCTCGCACTTGAGTCGCATCGTGTCAAGCCTGATGGTCGATGGCTGCATCCGCTTGTGCAATTAGTCGTGGCACGCCAACAAGGCAAGACGACATTCATGAAGCAACGCATTTTGATGGGCTTATTTGAATGGGATCAAGGGTTGCAGATCGGCACAGCTCATCGATTGACGACATCGTTGGAAACATTTCGCGATCTTGTGCAGACAATTGAAAGCAATGATGGGCTGGCAAAGCAAGTCAAGCGTATCCGCTGGGCTCATGGCTCCGAGGAAATCGAGACGCTTACCGGTAATCGCTACATGGTCAAAGCTGGTGCATCAGCTGCGCGTGGTATTTCAAAGCCTGCGACAGTCCACATCGATGAGACGCGAGAGCTCAAAGATGAGTCCACATGGGCATCGCTCAGATACACGATGATGGCTGCGGAAAATCCACAGTTGTGGTCGTATTCCAACGCTGGCGATCAGCATTCATTGGTGCTCAATCAATTACGCGAGCGCGGATTGGCAGCTGCATCCGGTGCAGCCGATGACATTGGTTATTTTGAATGGTCGAGCGATTATGACTTAATCGATGATTCACCAAGATTTTGGGCAGGCGCGGCAATGGCAAATCCTGCACTGGGCCACACAGTTCACATCGATAATCTGCGAGCTGTGATGAATGATCCACCTGATGTCGTGCGTACTGAAGTCTTGTGCCGTTGGGTGCAGACAATTGACAGCGCAATACCGGCAGGTGAATGGGCAGAATGCTCCAGCGATGATCTACATTTAGACTTGGAGAAAACTGTCTGGCTTGGGCTGGACTGTTCACCGGATAGACGCGACGCGGCATTGGTTGCAGCTCAGCGCATTGACGATAATCGATTTATGGTCAAGTTACTGCACACATGGCACAATCCCATTTCACTTGATGACAAAGCTATCGCAAATGATGTGGCCGATTACTATCGAGACATGCCAGTGGAAGTTGTCGCATTTAGCAAGCGCACATCATCAGCTGTGGCAAGTAGGCTTGTGCCAGCTGGCATCCCAATTGCCGACATCGATGGTGCTTTATATGGCCAAGCATGTGATGAATTTCTAGGAGCTGTGACATCAAAGAGATTGCGACACATCAATCAACCGGAGCTGACAAAGCAAGTTCTATCAGCTGCGAAACTCAAATTTGGCGATGGTGGATGGACTATCGGGCGGAGAGCTTCTCAATCGACTGTCTGCGCGACGGTTGCATGTGCGCTGGTCACGCATTTCGCGACACGCCAAGAGACGGATCTTGACATCATGGTCTTTTGATTGTAACGCGCACATAAAATTGCCCACATGGGTATTCGTGAATTCTTTGTGCCTGCCAAGCCTCAAGCTCCGGTAGTTGATGCATCATTGGCTCCGGTCAATTCGATCGATTCGATCGGTGCTCCGTTTTTTGGTGGCGCACAAAGTGCATCACGATCTGAAGCGATGGGCGTGCCTGTTATCGCTCGCGCTCGCGGCATCATTTGCTCGACTGTGGCCAGCTTGCCATTGGAAACAAAGATCAAAGCTACAAATGAGACTGTCTCATCACCACGCGTGATCAATCAACCCGATCCAAGAATTACTGGCTCAGAATTTTGGGCATGGATGGTTGAGGATTTGCTTTTCAGGCCAGCCGCGTATGCAGTCGTCACAAATAGATATTTGGACAGTGGCCGCATTCAAGCAATGGAGCGTGTTGCACCCGAGCGCGTAGGTATTTTTACAAATGCCAACGGCACACAGATTGAAAGCTACACGATCGATGGCGTACCAATTGCGGCCGATCAGCTTGTCGTCTTTGGCAACATGCAAGAAGGATTGCTGAATCGTGCAGGCCGTACAGTCAGAGCTGCACATGCTTTGGAGCGCGCTGCCTACGATTTCGCGCTCAATCCTGCGCCACAAATGGTTGTCAAAACAAATGGCACAAATTTGCCAAAGGAAAGATTGCAGGCGTTAAAGGAAACATTCCTTAATCGCACATCAAAGTCAGTCACAGTTTTGAATGCAGATGTATCGCTTGACACTGTCGGATTTGATCCCAAGCAATTGCAAATGAATGAAGCGCGTCAATATCTTGCGCTTGAATTGTGCCGCGCCATCGGATTACCGGCATGGTTCGCATCAGCTGATCCATCATCGATGACATATTCCAACGCTGTCAATCAGCGTCGCGATCTTATTGACTTTTCAATCCGTCCAATCTTGACAATTATTGAGCAGCGTTTATCACTCACAGATTTTACGCCAGCATCACAATATGTGCGCTATGACCTAGACGATTTCTTACGCGGCAATCCTTACGAGCGCGCGCAAGTCTATGAAATTTTAAGTCGTATCGGCGCAATGACAATTGAAGAAATAAGAGAAGCAGAGGACATAATCGGATGAAACTAACAACACCAATCACAATCACGGCAGCCGATTCAGATGCTAGGACGATCACTGGCCGCATTGTGGCTTTTGATGAGCCTGCAAATGCATCGACTGGCAAAGTCGTATTTGCAAAAGGTTCAATCGAGCCTGCGCCAGTATTTCTTAACCTTGAACATGATCGCACACGCAGAATTGGCAAGAGCATGGAGATGGCACTCGATGGCGACAGTGCAATCAATGCCACATTCAAAATTAGCAACACACAAGCTGGAAGCGATGCGCTCATTGAAGCAATGGATGGCCTGCGCGATGGATTCAGCGTGGAATTGTCCGTTGAGGATTATGTGCAAGAAAAGGGCTATATGAAAGTGCTCAAGGCTGAGCTCACAGGCGTTGCGCTTGTATCTGAGCCAGCTGTGCGATCAGCTCGCGTTGCAGAAGTTGCAGCGACAGAAGGCGATGAGGATTCCGAGTCCACACCGGATGCGGATGCAACACCAACACCAACAACAGAAGGAGACGAAGTGGAAAACACCGTCACAGACGCGGCAGCCGTTACAGAGACGGTCGAAGCCGCACAGCTCGTCACAGCCGCCAGCAGCACTGGCGTCTTTACAACAAAGCCACGCTTAGATTTCTCAGCTCCAAAGCAATTGGAAATGACAATCAGAGCATCACTTGGATCAGATGAAGCTCGCGCTTATGTCGCAGCCGCAGCCGATACCACAGACAACGCTGGTCTTATCCCAACACGCCAGCTCACAACAGTCATCAACGGCCTTGCAAATAACACACGCTCAGCCATCGATGCAATTACCACAGGCACATTGCCTGATGCTGGAATGAGCTTTGAGATTCCAAAGATCACAACGCTGCCAACAGTTGCAGAAACATCTGAAGCCGGTGGACCATCAAATACTGATCAGGCATCATCATTTGTGACTGTCTCAGTTAAGAAATACGCTGGACAACAGCAATTCTCAGTCGAGCTCTTTGATCGTTCATCACCATTGTTCATTCAGGAATTGATGAATAACATGGCAGCACAATACGCGGCTGCAACAGACAAGGCTGTTTATACAGCTCTCGCATCTGGCGCAACAGCCGATTCAACAACAATCGCGTCATATCCCACAGCATCAGAATTGCTAGGCGTTGTTTCACGCGGTGCTGCATCTGTTTACACAAACACACAGGGCTTTGCTCGCAACATTTTGATGAACACATCGCAATGGGCAAACTTGATGACACTAGCGGATAATGGGCGTCCAATTTACGCAGCGGCTCAGCCATCAAATGCTGGTGGCGTCGTATCGCCAACATCAATCCGCGGCAATGTCATGGGTCTTGATCTCTATGTCTCTGCGAATGTGCCAACAGCGAATGACACTGACAAGGATGACTCAATCCTTATCATCAACCCAACAGCGTACACATGGTACGAATCACCAACATATCAGCTTCGCGCTGATGTAATCGCATCAGGAGAAATCCTTGTTGCAATGTATGGCTATGGTGCAATTGCAACCAAAATTGGTGCAGGCGCATTTGGCGTAAACAAGACCTGATCAATAAATAACTAACCATCGGCCATTTCGCTCCCGAGGTGGCCGAGCAGATGAAGGGATGGGCTCATGTCGGCAATAGTTTCAGCGTCATCGCTGC